TGTGCCATATCACTTGCTAAATGGTCTTTGTTTTCGGTGTCAAAGCCTAACTGACGGCGTTGACTCCACATCTTTAATTGTTGTAAAAACCCAGTCCAACTATCATCAAACGATCCTGATTCTAAATCTTCGTTAGTAGAGTCAGTAATATCATCATCATAATATATTTTTAAGTCTTGGTTACTGTCAATAGTTACCCAAGCAGTGTCTACAGGGTTACCATCTTTTTTGAAAGTAAATTTAAAAACTTCGGCTTCATCAGGAACAGGTACTGTTTCCCCATCGCTGCCTTTTGGTATAGGATCGTAACCCCTTACCTTGAGTAATTTGTATAAATCGCGGTTTAATGAGTCTGTTTTAATGGGCATATAGTATTTATCTTTGTATTAACTTAAGACGGCGAAGAATGGTAATGGTTGAATGTATTCATCATGGTCACGAATTTGTTCTCCCAAGTCATGATAGTAATCACTTAAAGATTGTAGCATTCTAACTGTTAGCAATGATGCCATAATCAAATCATCAGTATCACCTATCTTAGCCGCATAACTACCACCACTAGCAACAAAAGTCTTTAATTCTGATATCAAACTTTTGCTATAAATTTTCATTTTCTTGCTTTCTAATAGCGTTTTAAATTTAGCACAGGCAGTGATTTTAGACTTTTGTGTAGTATTGTATCCTCTACGCTTTTTGCCTGACTCACTTAAAAAAATACCTGGTATATTAGTTTCACCATATTCTGCTAATGATATTAGAGAAGCTTCACCAATAGAATTATTCTCTATACTATAATATAGATTATCAGTTTCCCCTGTACATTCTACGATATACTTGTTTATTTGTGCTAGTAATTTAATCTGATTAGGTATGTCTGTTTTATTATGTTTCCATTCACCAATTTGGGTGGTAGTGTTGGCTTCAAAGATTTGTATAGCAGCAGGATCTCCACCTGTTCCTAAACTTGGATCTAATCCTACTGCGTAAATATTACCCTTCTCAGGTTTTTTATACCAACGAACTTGGCCCATACGGGTGATAGGCTCAATACCTTCTAAATCAATTAATGTACTAGGACTAATAAGAGTTTCATCTGCGATAATAAATTCGCAGCCTATTTCACGACGGAATCTATCTTCTCCTAGTTGGGCTTTCATTTCATCAGCCCATTTTTGATCCCTGCCAGGTTGCTCAGTCCAATGTGCCCTATATGCTCTAAATCCGTTTACACCTAATTCAGTTTGATTGCCATATGAATCTTCTGTTTTATTAGCACCTTTCCAAATAAGAGCAAACTGGTCTTCGTCACTATTTGGAGTGCTAGTGATAATTGCTTTACCACCAGTTGATAGTGTAGGTGTAATAGAAGTCCAAAACTGTTCAGCAATAGTAGGTCGAACGAACGCAAACTCATCTAGGTATAGTAGTGTGATAGACATACCACGACCTGTATTTTCCGTAGTAGTGGCTGAAACTATACGACTACCGTTTTCAAAGTCTAATGAGCCTTTGTTATAAGTAGTAACACCTGCTTTAATATAGTCAGGGCAATTTTCATATGCGTAGCGAATACGCTGCATGATTTCTTGTGCGCCTGTATACTTATGTGCTGCTATAAGAATAGTAGAGTCGGGTACGAACATAGCATACCAAAGTAGATAACCAGCAGCACTAGTAGATTTACCACTTTGACGAGGCATCAAACTAATACTAAAACGATAATTATGGTATGTATGAATTAACCGTTCTTGATAAGCCCATGGGTGATAAACCATGCTGCCTTTGGTAGGATGTTGTATGTAAAAGAAGTTATCCATGAAATATAGATAACCGGTTACTGGATCACAACACTTGATAAAATCTTCTAATTGTTTTTGTGTTGCGAACTTGGTTTTTACATACGGTGTTTTTACTAATGTAGAAGTTCCGCTCATACAATTATTTAGTAACGGGTACTATTTGGAAAAAGGATCTTCGCCTGTAAGATGTGGTTTTGCAAACATAACTTTGAACCAAGCTTGATCACCAGGTTTGATATTATTCTCACGAATATATTGTGCTTTTTTAGCATTTAGTTCATGGTCTACGGTTGCTGATTCACCAGTAATTTTACCAGCTCCACTTAATCTTTTTAAATCGTCAAGAGACATGTCCTTCTCAGGAACTGTGTCCCTGAGTTTAGAATAACTACGCTGTATTTTTGCTTGTTGGAATGGATCGAACATAATTAATTCAAATACCAAGTTGTACCCACATAAGTAGCAATTATTATTTGACCCTGTTGACTAGGTTGATTACCGACTACTGTAGCAGGACTTTGTGCGGCAATAGTAGTGCCAGGGTTGCCTGTGTGAACTGCATCGGCAATTTGATATTGACGACCGGTTGAAGCACCGTTTGCTGCGTTGGGTAATGTGATAGTTTTATTTTTAGTTGTAGTACCAATCCAATAATCACTATTAGTTGCGGTGTAGTTTACTGCTGTTAAGTGCGTACCAACTGTCCAACCACTAACATTTATAGCACCGTTAGCATCACGCACTACAATTGTATTTGCTGTATTTGCTGTAGTAGCATCTGTAATGATGGTAGCCGTATTACCTACAGTAGTTGCTGCAATATGATTGCTACTATTTAATGCATTGGGTAATATAGTAGTAATTGCACCAACACCAGGATTAACTACCCAACTTAAAGTATTTGACCCGTTAGTCTGTAAAATATAATTAGCACCACCACCTGCTATATGTAGGTTTGCTACAGAACCAATATTAACGTTGCTGGCATTAGCAAAGTTAACCACACCATTGCTTGTCAAGCCAGTTAGTGTACCTACACTAGTTATATTTGGTTGAGCATTTGTATAAACAGTACCTGCAACAAGAGCATTTGCAACTTGACCTACAATGTTACCAGCTGGTAAACCTGTTAGTCGGCTACCGTTACCAATAAAGTAATTTGCTTGAGAATTGCCCGGCGTTACCAAACCAGTATTACTGATTGTTAGAACAATGTCATTGCTTGTAGTACCACCTGCTACAAACTTAATAGTTTTTGCTGCCGTGTCAGTACCAATGACTAGATTGCCCTTATTCATGTACAAATAACCATCATTTGCTAATGTGCTACTGAATGCCGGATCAGTATAGTTACTGCCATTAATACCTAAATCAATGAAATGATTACCATCATCACCTATGTCATTTACTAAAACTAAGTCACTTGATGCTTGTGTACCAAGACTATGATTTTGACTTATGATTTGACTATAACTGTTGACATTGGCATCTACTTGAACATAGGCATTTGGATAGTCTAATGCTTCGTTTAATAATCCAAAATGTCCACCGTTCTGAACATTTAAGAAATCAATGCTGGCGTTGGCTGCGTTAAAATCCAATGTTGTTAAATTAGCTCCGTCGGTGTTCCATGCATTGTTTGGTAAGTCATAAAGAATACTTACTTTGTAACTTGAACTATTGTTACCAAGAACAATACCACCCTGATCAATCTGACTGTTACTTGTTGAGTTAGCTGCCAAGTATAATACTTTGCTATCTAGGTTAGCACTGTTAGCAGTGGTTGTCGTACCGTTGACTGTTAAGTTACCGGTAATTGTTAAGTTAGCAAAAGTCAAGGTTGAACTTGTGTTCAAATCCTGCGGGGCACTGATGTTGAAATTTTGTCCACCTAAATCAGTGACAATGATTCTGTTTGCTGTACCGGTGATGCTCTGTACACCGATAGCGTCTATACCAACATCACCTACTGTAGTAGTTTGCGATAGGCCAACACCAACTGTTACACTGGTAACTGCGCTGGTATCATTGAAGGCTGTATTTTGGTAAGTATTATCAGCAAAGGTAATACCACCGTTACCAGGCAGTGTTAAATTGCCATCTGTACCAAAATTCCATATATTACCATTGGAAATAATGTTGATATTTGAATCGGAACTTACGTTAGCGTTTCCGGCTACATCTATAATAATATTACCAGGCGTTGTTAGGTTGCCATCTAGTCCAAATTGCCAAGTGTTGAATACTATGCCAGCATTGCCTACACTGGTTTGTACATAGGCTCCGTCATCCTGGGCATAGAATTGTTGATAACCTGTGTCACCGTTGGTAATACCGGCTGCCTGTCCCGGAGCACCTGAGATAAATCCATTAATAATTGTAGAGCCATCTGGTAATGTTAAATTACCAGCTACACCAAAGTTCCAAGTATTACCAACTTCAGTACTAGTATTGCCTACAAATAAGTTTAATCCGTTTCCTACAGCATCATCAACTGCTATAATGCCACTTGGTGGCATTATTAATCTACCTACAGTGTCACTATCAAATAAGAATGTATGACCTTTGGATTTGATATAAACGTTTCCACCAGCATCTAAGGTAAGATCATCAGATAAAGGACTAATAGTTGAATTAGCCGGTACAGTTAAATTACCGGTACTGTCAAAAATCCAACTATAACTGTTGATATTGACTTCTAAATTACCATTTGGGTTCTCTATGTTAGCATAACTGGTATCATTAAAAATTTTATTAGTATTAATATCAGTAAGTTGTGACCCGTTACCTATAAAATAACTAGCGTTGACATTTCCTGCTAGATTGGCATTGCTGCCATCAAAAATAAAATTAGCAGAACCATAAAAGTTCCCATCGCCGTTATTAATTTGTACTGCATTTACTGGACCGCCTGGTTGACCATTACCAACAGGTCCGTTAATTAGAAATCCACCGGGGGTATTGCCATCACTATAATAGAATGCATTTAAGTCAGGGTTCCACCAAATACGGCCTTCTTGACCTACAAAATTTGCTGCATTAGCAGTAGCTTCCTGTACATTGCCGTCTACGAAGTTATCACGGCTAGTAAATAGTTTCTGAATAAAAACTGTATTGTTGGTGTTACCATTACTCATAGTAACTCCTTAAACGTCTAAAGGTTCGTCATCGCCTAATGCATCCAGTACTACTGGATTAAGCCCAGCATTCTTTTTTATAAGCTCTAGTTCATCATATGAATGAGACTTTGGATCTTGTTCATCACACTCCTCATCATCATATACGCTTTCAACACCAGTGGCTTTCTTTAATAATTCTATTTTCAGTTGCAATGGAGGAATCATAATATCATCAGGTTGATGTGCTAAATCATCATCACAACCATAATCATCAGCCATTTCAACTTCAGGCTCTTGAGGCATTATTCTAGGTGATAATCTACCAGGGGCACCAATTGGTCTTTCTGATTGCTGTTTTGCATCAATCATGTCGGCTAAGTTACGTAATATCTCACTAGGTTTCATATTGTATTCCTTTATGTAATTTTACGGCTAGCCATAAAAATACTCTCATATAGAGAGTATTTATCGTTTTATTTTATGTCTAGAGGCCTAGCTTTAGTGGCCAATATGCAAAAAAACCTTTCTTTAACAGGAGTAGTTTCACCTTCATCATTGGGAATTTCTAAATTAAACTCTAATATATTAAAGGTATCAACATTGAATCCAGTACGATCAAGCAATGCTGATAGCTGAGCAGCACCAAAAATACTATAATGGTTCAAATTATATTCGTGTTTTCTCTCACAGTCAGGAGCAGGTACTTCAATATAAATCTTACTATTTTGTTTTAGAACCCTGTTATATTCCATTAAACTGAATATTGGATATGGGCTATGCTCTAGTGCATGTCTAAGAAATATAAAATCTACGCTTTCATCATAATAACCCTGTTCTTGTGGTAAAAATGATAAGTCATATTTTTTAATAGTATGCCCTTTACTTTCACAAAGGCTAACGTCATTAGGACTAAGTGTTACCCCAACTAAATTTGTGTATTCCCTAGCTTTCATTTCATCTAGGAAATAACCCGGGCCACATCCCAAATCTAAGATTAAAGCATCTTTAGGTAAATTTAATGGGTCAACATAATTTTTTACCATTTCGCCTGTAAGCTGTTTATGGTAACCACTTTCGCCTTCATCATATAGGTGACATTGGTAAAGATAGTCATTATAAAACTTAAGTTTTACTAGGTCTAGGGTGTTATTAATATCAATCATTGAGAACCTTATAATTTATACAAATTACTTATTCTCAATGATGAGTGTTGATTTATTTTCTTTTGTAACCAGCAAAGGGCTTATGTGGGCTTACTTTATTAATAAAGTCCGGTTCTCTTCTGTCATCATCTGTTGCTGATTGAACTGGGGTACCGATAGAAGTATAAGCATGGTGCAACATATCATGCTCTTCTTTAGTGTAAGGAGCAGCCATATTACTTCTACCAACCCAACTTTCTCCAGTTGGTTCATGACTAAATTCTTTTCCATTTGAACTTGCAACTGCCATCATAGCACGATTTAAATCATAAGTTCTATCAGCAGTACCGGCTACTCTATGAATCATGCCCATAACCGATTTTGCATCTGAATGCAATTTACCTTTTTTCTTACCATGCGATCCATCGTCTGCTGTAGCTTCAAATATAAATTCTGTTGCTCTCATCTTGCATATCCTTTAAACGGTTTTATTGGGCTAGGCTTATTTTCAGGTGAAAATTCATACCCAGATGACATTGGCACTGCTTTTTTTCCACCAGGAATATTAATATATCCTAATGCTTTATTTATTATTGATCCATCTTCATACTGTGTTGACACTATAGCATTTTCACTAAAAGGACTTTCCCCTGAAAACTCACCATCATTTCTTTTCTGACCATCCCTAACTTTATCCCAATCACCTTCCTCACTTCTAGCTCTAGCGATAGCGACCCCAAATCTATAAATTTGATAAGGATCTCCTGAAGTTAAATCAGGGATGATGAACAAATTTCTTTCAGTAATGAATTCTTTTGCTCTCACCTTTTGTAACCCTTAAATGGCTTCATTGGGCTAGTTTTGGTAACATCGCTAGTTTCTTCACTTTTGGGTGTACTTACCCTCTTTTTACCTTTCATACCCATAGCTTTAAGTGCATCATCAATGTAAGGCCCTACATCATGGCCATATGATACTACGATTTCGCTTTCACCAAATGGTCCTTCTCTAGACATACTGCTAACACCATCTTGTTTACGTTTTTCAGCGCCTTTTGCACCTGCAATTGCTACTGAAAATCGGTACTGTAGGTAAGGATCTTGATTTGGTAATTCAGGAATTATATAAGTGGCAGGAAGAGCACCTGCTTGAGCAGGTACTAATTTTTCTTGTAAACTCTCAGTAATGAATTCATGTGCTCTCATACTTGCTCTGTAGTTATAAACAATTCATTTTCTGTAGACATGTCAAATCCTTCTACGTAACCATCTAGCTGTAGATTTAGACCAGGAATATCAACACCAATAAAAGTAACCTGAGAAGAGATAAAATGTAGTAAAGTAGCGTTTCCAATAGGATTGACTAGTACACGGACGTTAGAATTGAACACATCCATATCATAATTAGTAATTGCATTTCCATTAATGGTAGTACCATAACCGGTAAATCTTACACTAGCATTATCATTTGTAATCTGTGCTGAAAGCGTAATGTCTTGGCTATCTGATGTTAATGGGTTACTTGA